CATACAATTTGTACAGTCCGGGAAATAAAGTTGCAATTCTTACTTAAAAAATTAGCTCCGGCCATTGGCTAGAGTGTGATCACCTGTCGGTGAACACTAAAAAAGAGTAAGTTTTGAACTAAATCACCGCAGGAAAGTTTTACGGCCCCAAATAAGGCTCCTTGCCGACTGCACCGGCCGTTCATCTACGTTTCCCACCTCAGGGATTACGCAGATACGTTCAAGGATTTCGTTTATTTAAGGACGGCTATTTGCCCGTCCATGGCTTTACCCTGCCATAGGGGATGCTTCTCATCATACAACAACTATCCTGTAGCCGCTGCCGCTGGTACTGCCGAATAGACAAATACCGTTGGTACGTTTAAGAAAAAGTGTGTTGTGAAGTCAGTGCCAGCACTGACAAACCAGTGATAGGCTACAGGACCACCACTGACATTTTGTGCATTAGAGAAAAATTTTAACTTTTGATAAGTTGTATCATCTTGCCCTGTTGCTTGTGACGAATTAGCTGGGGTTGTCACATTGAATTTATAAGCACTATACATTGGCACCTGTACAGACAGCGAACCATTGGTAAGCTGATTAGTAAGTGCCGCACCTCCGCACGTGTTAAAATTTGCCGAGTCTGAGTAATATCTTGAATTTGCGCTATTTGTGGCTGTGGCCCAGGTTCCTGTAACTAGGGATGCCGAATAGCCCGAAGATCGCGTTCCAATGCGCGTCATAAAAGCTGTTCTAACGGCACCTCCATATGCATCGATATTAATAACATAATTTAGTGACCCCTTATACCCTAAAAAGGCAGGGGTGAACCAATTTAAATACGTCATTTTAACGAAATTATAAGGAAAATTGGGTCCAGCAAGGAGCGAAACTGCAGTGTTGATACCACCACTATCGTACCCATTATACAAAGGGAAACGATTTATGGTTTCAGTCCACATACGCAGATTTGATCCAACGCTACTCGAATCAGATGTACTGGTCCGTGAATAACATAGACGGCGTAAAAGCTGACGGATAGATACTACACTCTCACCATGATTGATCAAAAATCTTCCAGGTGCAGGTATAGATGGTGCATGACCAGCCACAATCGAATGAGATTCTGTTTCTTCATATTCGTCACTCTGTTGGACGAAATAGGAATATCTATTATTAAAGTCTTGCGGCGCTGCAAATTCCAGATTATCTGCACCACGTACTGACACCACACATCTTACTGTGGATGATGCTACGGGAGCTGATAAACCTGTTACACAGCGCACAGCCAACACTCCATTTGAAAATCCTGGTTGATGATTCCATGTAGTGGAACTACCAACTGTGAAGGGAATAGTCGATGTGGAGACTGGTTGTAAAGTGCTGAGCCAAGCGATATCTTGATTATAAGGAATGCGAATCTCAACATTAGTATCTTTAGTGAGATCAATGACCTCATTAAACACTGCTGTTTGAGTAGCAACATTATTCAAAATATTTTGTGCCGAATTGCCTGACGGATCATATATAATACGAACACGTCCACGATGATACTGCGAGCATATAAATCGCAACCTAATAATAATATCACCGCGCCAATACTGAAATGGCTGGGAAGCCCACGCCATAGGGGTCATATACATTTTCCCTGTTGCATCTAAGTCGAACATAGTCGGAATGATTGCTGTGTTAAACAACAAATCATCAGCGGCATTAGTTGTGGACCAAGGAAATTGGGTTAGATAAGACTCACGTCCAACAAGATGTGACAAGGATAACTCATCTTCAGAGGATAAACCAACTAAAGTAGGGTCAACCGACAATTCATTCTTGGGATCTATAGTAAGTTTTTCTATAGGAAATGATATTTCAGTGGAAGCAAGTGGTGGTACATTGACAGGCTTAAGTGGCTGTACGTCATTTATGACTGGCGGGTTAGAAAACCCTAAATTACTAGCTACTTGGGCTACTGCTTCGGCACCAATTTGCGTGGCTGTGGCATATTTTCCAATCAATGGAACATGTGATAGGGCCCTCATGCTTGCAGCAACAGCACTAGCCATAGAACTAACAGAAGTCTGTTTATATTCATCTGACTGTAGAAGCTGTGCGTAAGTGGGACCACTAAGAACAACATTCTCAGCCCATGCGTAAACGCTAACAGTAACTCCTGAAGTAGAAACTCCATTTGCACTATCAAGCGGACATATTACACGGAAGTTTAAAGCTCCCATATCAATAAAGTCTTGATTTCGCAGGGTTGATATCCAATTCTTTGGCCAGAAAAAGGGTAGTGTAATTTCACCACCTTCATTATTCTGGGGATAAATCCAAATATGCGGTCTTTGAGAAAGCGGAATAAAATACCGCAATCCGGTATCTGGCGTAATTCCGCCATCATGAAATTGTGGAAGAGGCTGATAAGAACAAAGATTTGCGCCGAAATAAAAAGGTGAAGCATTTATCATCACTTTAATTTTCAGGTCACACTTTATCCAAGCATAGGAAAAAAGTTTATTCTTAATGTCTATTGTATTAAAAAAGAGTTGCCACGGGTTGATAGAAACGGATGTACCTTGTACGTCAGATTCATTCCAAGTAAAGGAACTGATCTTGACTGGTCGGGATAGATATTCTTCCAGACCAACATTCGGGGTCGCATCAGCGTAACTCTCTGGTGGTAATTCTGCATATTTACCAACGGTATATCCATTAGTCTTTTCCAAAAAGGACAAGGTTGCAGTACTCTCTTCCGAGATTTCATGAGATTCAGATGTGCCTAAAGCAACATCTGCCTGGTATTCCAAACCAAGAAAACTACCCATATCGTAATCGGGGAACGCCTCTGTGCTTTTCGGCCACAGAGGACAGCTTATCTCGCTTCCACAGGCGAGCTCCTCATTTATATTTTTAGAAACTTAAATAAATTTCTACACACTGGGCTAGTTAGGCCACAATGTGTGAGGATGTTTTAACGAGTCATCCAGCTCGTGGCGCATCTATGCTTTCTTCAGCATACTTGCCCAACGTTGAGTTATTTTATATGACTCAAAACGGTCCACTAACTCGTCCCAAGTAGGGAATGGACTCATTGAGTAATGGTATTGCATGTCGCACTCATTGATAATCTCAATCATCATTTCTCTTTTTTCATTAAACACCTCCTTACCATAAAAGAAGTATTCATTCACTGCACTTGTTGCAATGGAGAGTGCTTGTTGTTGTGCACTAACACTCTTGGATTCAACACAAACCAAAAGCATCTTTTCAATGGAATCATGCTCTAAAGGTGCCATATAAGCTCCAATTTCGCTATTCCACACCCAGGCCCGTTTCAAAAAGGTTACATCCTTAATGTTAATAAAGGGTACAGAGGCAGACTCTTTATCAGCCATAGTGTAAGTTACACCATTAATGGCTAAAGTTTCTTGAATTGATGTGTGGTTAAACCAATCAATGCTACGCGAGACTCCCATCACATTGTCATCTCCATAAGTCATTAAATGCACATTTTCCTTAAAGGAAGTGCACTCGTGCTCAGGATTCAACAATATATAACAATAACGCATATACAATGCATTTGCTAGACCATTTACAATAACAGTCAAGGGATGTCCAGATGGATTACTACCATAAAATTCAACTAATCTCCGTTCATATTGAACAAGGGGAAAGCTGTATCTACGGCCAAACCATCGATAACTTTCAAATCTTCAGCTGAATATCCAGCAACTTCACAAATATTGCGCATGATGCGGAAAGCAGCAAGAATGAAAACGGGAGACATGCTCTTATCAAAAGCTTTATAGTCTCCAGCAACAATACGATCTTTGCCAAAGTGGGTTAAGTACCCAAACATATCATCCCATTCACGGGATTGCGTTATCGTACCAGGGGCACCTTCGAAAATGTATCGGTTGTCCTGCATTAAGCGGATCACCGGCAACATAAACATTCGATTTACAATGCTCCAATCCATGGGAGCACCTCCGAACATGCGAATCTTACCTATTTCAATCTTTGCAAATTTCAAGGCTTCGTCTTTCAAGTTCCCGTTAAAAACAGGCATATATCTTTCACCAGCATGATATCGGTCAAGAATGACCTGAACACGCTCTTTAATCTCAGGTGTTATGGCTACCGGATCTGGCAAACCATTTTGTTCTGGGATGGCTTCAATAAACTTGCGTTTGGAAGTATTCCAAGGAAATCCCGCAGACGTACTGCGGTTCATTTTGTCCACATAAGCTACATTCGCTGCACCATTAATGGCGGTGAACATATCATAAACATGAACTTGCTTCAAATCATCCTCACTTAGTAAAGAAATAATGTCATTTGTGAAACCCTCAACAGCGGCTTCCACCACATCACATCTAAATGCTGTGGGTATATCAGTCATATCTACAGCAGCTAACCGCCATGGTTGCCACCCACGTAAGCGAGGGGCACCAAATTTAACAGTATAACCACGTTTCTTAACTGCTTCAGCAAAAAATGTAGGGCGGACCATAGACTTACTCGAAACACGAGGACCAGTCAAAGATCCGTATACATTTGCGAAACCTGTTTCCAAGTAACGAAATGGTGAACGCTCGGCTAGTTCTGTAACTTGCCGATCATATGCCGAGGATGAGTTCAATAGTGGCGTACCACATTGGACCATGAGAGCTTTCAGACTCTTCACAGCGGCATCAATGTCATGTTTACACAATCGAGCACTACTGACAATTTGTGCTTGATTTCCCATGGAATGAATTCCAACCAAAACTGGTCCATGACCTGAAAACACAATCAATGGTGTTCCACAGTCTCCTTTTTCAGTGAGGATCTTGGAATGACCAACAAACATAGTTTCTGTGCCATGTGGTACAGCTAGTTCCTGTTTTACGACACGTTGCACCTCATTAGTGTAAGGTATCATGTCTTTATTATAACCTATATATTCGCCTTCATATATTCCACCAAAGGAATCTTCAGGCACCAAACAAGTTAAATCTTTAGCAGGTGGTAAATTGGGGATCACAACATATACTACATCAGATTTATCTGGAAAGTACATTTGTGAACGTGTAACAACGGCGGAAACATTTGTTGTAACACCATTGTTACGTTGAGCTTGCATAATATTAAAAGTAAATACATCTCCTCTAGGAAGTGCATATGCATTTAAACAATACAATTGTCCCCCCAATGCTAATAAAGCGTTGGCTTTACCATCATTGTGCTCAACTCCCTGAATTTCAACGCGTTTCACATTACGTCGAATATGCTTACGCAAATCTTCACGGGCAAGACCTTTCCAGCTCAATGAAGTGCTTGACACATCAAAACTGGAAACAACAAAGTCATTCTTATACCACACATTTTGTCGCTGTTCTTTGACAGCTTGTGGGATACTACCAATCTCTTCAACATCCCCATTTTGGGGCTTAAAGTAATCAGAGACCTTGTGTTGTAAAACTTGTTCGGGCTCCAAAGAACCGCCTGATCTATCAAGCAATTCTGTAATGTCCTTACAAGAATGGAGTTTTCCATTTTTATCTGTATAGTAATAATATTTATGGGATGCTTTGTAATGAACATAACGAGCACAAATTGTGCCCGCTCCTAAAACACCAAAAAACTTGATGTATGGTAGCAGATCTTTCAATTTATTTCTAACAGAACATGATAAACGGCGAATGACAAACCCGAAGATTCGTGCACTCATTTGACCATCAGTAACCCATGAAGGGAGCAGAGGGTAAAAAATGCCGTAAGTCAAGACTCCTCCTATAAAGAAGCCACAAAATTGGTATATGGTCCAAAACAAAATATGCATTATTGTATAACAGAGATCTTTCCAATCCTCAAGGCGCGCAGCTTGCACGAAATGTGCATAACGCTGATAAGGTGTGGAGTCGTCTCCAATCAACAAGGCTTGTTGTTCGGAATCAGCCCAATTTGTCCCACATACACAAATGTACATAGGAAACCCACAGGTAGGACACACTTCAATTTTTGCTGTATCCTTATCCTCTTCACCAATACGTTTTTGAACTTCTCGGTGAGTGTGAGCTGTATCCCCAAACCACTTGCATAAGCCAGCAATATGGGAAAATCTTTCAATAACCTTGGTTTTACCTTTACGGTTATCTGGATCATCAGAAGCAGGAACCACTTGTTTTACAGTGAATTCCCAAAAGTCAGGATATTCTCCAGCCTTCTTCTGGGCTTTAGTATGATCAAGCATGCCATTCGTGGCACACTCGGTCTTAACTTTTACCTCAATTATATAAGGTAAACGGCGCTGTACTGCCAAAGGACACGAAAAATACGCATGAGCATTCAAGTGCTCTGTATTCGTAGTCGCTATCACTAGCTCAGCGCGCATAGGCGTGCGACCCTTATCTTCAATAGAAGCCTGATCAGGTTGATAGGCAACATTGTTCATCACTCCAATAATTTCTTGAAGTGAAGGGTCGGCAGTGGACAAAGCCGCACTTTGGGCGGCTATGTCATCCATCACGATGCACCATTGCGATGAGGAAAAATTATTCCAATACTTTTCACCCGGATTACGGGTGTATTTACTTGCTGTATCATTGGATAAACCAAATCTCTGAGCATAATACTGAAACAAAATGTTAATAAGGGTACTTTTCCCTAAGGAAGAACCCCCATATAACATAACCCCAAAGGGTGCGGGGCGGTCTCTTTGAGCAGACCGTTTTGAAATGTCGTTGGTTTTAAGCATCAACAATTCACCAAGCATTTGTTGGTATCTACCTCTCAAATACTTGGGTGCGTTCTGTGAAACGCGCACGATGGCTTCACCACGTTCAATGGCAGTCTCCAAGCGTGCTCTATAATCAAAGATATCAAAACCGTGAGGTTCTGAATCATTGGTCAACTTCTCCTGTTGTTTAAGAAGAATCACAGAGTTAACCCAATCAGCGTGAGTTCCACTAGAGTGAATCATAGGCTCCCAGGATCCTATTTTCACACACTGAATGCCCTGTTTTAAAAACAAGGTAATAAAATCAAAAAAGGCATAAGCAAAAGACATCTTTCCATGTTTAGTGGAAGACAGCTTAGCATTATATTTGGCCTCATAGGTATCATAACCTAAAAAGTCAAAATCAATTCCGATACAATCAAAAAGGGAGTAAGAAGCACAAAAAGTCAAAAACTTATGAAACTTCTTAATGAGAGGAACATCTTTCATTTCATCGAATAGATCGATTTTCTCTCGGGTAAAGTCAATAAAACTCTCAAAAGAGTCTAAATCGAATTCTGTAAGACCATCTTCAAGGGTCTTCATAAATCCACTCTGGCGTTCCAAGCCAAAGATTCTTTGAAAGCGTCCAACCATCACCGAAGTGAGGCTGGTTACACTTTTGCCACTTAAACCGTGGCACAATGATGTCAAGGCCACAATAAGGCTTGCCATCCCATCAACACGTGTCATATTATACATAAAAGCAATAACAGCTTCTACTTTCATAACAACAGCATCGGTAACATCTAGAGACTCCTTAACAGAATCCACTAATCTTTGTAACAACTGGGAGGTGATGTCACCTCCCGACTGATAATCTAGAGCGAGATAATCTCGATCTACTTTCTCCTCCACAAGCTTTTCAAGAGCTCGTAGATTCCCATGTGGCAGGTACATATGGTGTCCTACCTTTGTATGCGCAAAGAATCTGCGCATCATCGTCTTACTATCTTGTAGCAGACGGTCCTTAGTAATACATTCACTCGTTTTTGTCGCTGTGCGGTTCATCGTATAAATTGTAAAATTGTAACTGGGGGGGAAAGAGACGTATTATTAAACCCAGTCAGGGATTCCTGATTCAGTATCAGTAAAACCCACCTCGACTTCACGTGGTGGAGTATGAATCACAAAGATTCACTAAGGGTATAAAATGACAAATCATGTTGTCCAACTTTAACGTCGTCCTTAATCGGAGCGGATAGGTAGTTGGATGTCCACTAATGTTTTCATCATAAAGCCATTAAAGGCCGAACGTTGTCCATAAAAGAACGAAGAGGTCCGTGATTATTAGTCATAAATTACACACCAGCTAATGCTATTCTTAGTTTCACTATAGTGTTCAGTATACAAAACGATTGTTTATCCTCTTTATTTAAATACGCGGGTTACGTATATACACTACTAATAAAATATAGCAGACCCACAATAGGCCTGTAGAAATAACAAATAATTCCAAGTAGATTCATGGATAGTACGCCAATGACGCACGTCC